TATACAACAGGCACTGCCCTTAAACTTATAGAATTATCTTTACCCCTTCCTGTCTCTACAGAAAAATTACTCAAGATCCTAATGAATTGAGTGAGAAATTTCCTAACCTGTCCTTCGTAAAAATGTAACATTCTTAATTGTCAGCCTTTGGTTTGAGAGCATCTGTCAATGATTGTCTCTGTGTCACTGTTAAACCATTTATTGTTGATTGTGTTGCATTGTTAACAAAACTAGTTTTGAAGTTGCCTCTTGAATCGTTGTTAGTGGTAGTTATTCTCACACTGTCTTCTATTTTGACCCATCTGGCTCCGTCGTATCTGAACAATCTGTTAGGTAAGAAATCAGTCCTCAAGAAATAGTCGCCTTGGTCAACACCAGAAGTTGGAAATGTAATACCAAACCCGGCCGGGGCACCGTTGGGTGCAACACCGTCACCATCTAGATAGAAACCATAGTGGGAACTTGCTGGTGTGTCTATTGTCGCATTTACTGTATTACTGCTACTCGCTCTCTGCGATTCGGTGTTAACATTTTCTGTCCTGATGTTTCCTCTTTCATCGATAGGTGCAACATAGTACTGTTTGTAATTAAATCCGGCTTTTGGCGAATCTGATTCTGCCTGTGCGACAACCTGCTCATTGATTGATTTCTCTCTGTTGTATGTTGACATGTAACTGGCCACAGAACCTTCTGTTGTCGCGTCGCCGATTACATCTCTAAATTCCTGAGAGTCGACTAGTGTTTTCATTTTTAATCTTAATAAGTGTGGCCACCAAGTCTGCGAAAATCCTTCTGCGGCCCTATTCACATCTTCAACCACATAGTATCTTTTCAGTGCTATAGGAACACTCTCATCTAACGAATAATCTTCCTTCATGTGCGGAAATTCGAGTACGTCTCCACTCATTGGCTTCCTTCCAATTCTTTCTACAATGTCATTCAAATGAACAGTCAAGAACAATGTGTCATTCTGTAAGAACATGCCAAACTGCGATAGATTAAAGTCTGCATCTTGCACGTTGTATATTCCACGAACAGTGTAGATATCACTAGAATACTTCCTGTCTCTGTTTTCTAAAAACAGCAAATCTTGTATGGTTGTTTCGTTAAGATCACTCCCAGTCACTCTAGGTTGGCTGGGAGATGCCGCTCCATCCTTGTTTGTGTCTCCCTGATCGTATGGTCCTAGGTATTTGTGTAGGTGTAGATCAGTCCCACCCACCTGAAACATCTCTTTGATGTTGCGATCGAAGAACTTGTAGTCATTGCCCTTTTCAGGCTTAAAAATAGATAATCTTGGCATATCATACATATTTATTGCCTAGGCAATGACTATAAATATGAGTATGTCAGAACTACAAACAGGACAACAAGAGATATTTGATTACGTCAAAACCAATCTAGGTGATGGCATGATAGACGTTGAATTAGACCCAAAACACTATCAAACGGCACTGGAAAGAGCTGTAAACAAATTTAGACAGAGATCCTCAAATGCAGTGGAAGAATCTTATGCTTTTCTTACTTTAAAGAAAAATCAAAACAGTTATATCCTACCAGATGAAGTGATCAATGTGAGGAACTTAAACAGAAGATCTGTTGGATCAAGATCCGAGGGTGGCGAAGGTGGAACATTGTTCGAACCTTTCAACCTGGCCTACACGAACACGTATTTGTTGAGAGCAGGAGCAACTGGCGGATTGGCCACTTACTATGCATTCGCATCATACCAGGAATTAGTAGGAAAGATGTTTGGAAGTTTCATACAATTTCATTTTGATGTCGCAACTAAAAAATTGACGATCACACAAAGGCCAAGAGCCGACGACGAAACAGTGCTCATGCACACTGACAACTACAGACCGGACATAACACTGTTCAAGGACATATATTCCAAACCTTGGATCAGGGATTACACTCTCGCAGTGTCCAAAGTCATGCTGGGCGAAGCAAGAGGCAAGTTCAACACAATCGCAGGACCACAGGGTGGCACCACACTGAACGGTGACGCATTGAAGAGCGAAGGAAATACCGAGATGGAAAGATTAGAATCCGAGATAGGCAATTTCCAAGAGGGTGGCACACCACACAGTTTTGTTATCGGTTAACTTCTAATACCATATTCCTTTACCAAAAATTATTTTAAATACAAGTATCATGATAGATTCCAGATACAAAAAACTTCCTAAATGCACCTTAGAAGAACTGGCCGACATAGTAGATGACCTAGAGAACATGTCCATACATGCCCTGAAAGAAAAGAAACTGAGTATGCGTAGACTGGTATTGACGCAGATACACGATGTCAAAAAAGAGATTGAAAAACGTTTAAAAAAATAGTATAATAGTACTATGTTGATAGGCGTAGTAGGTTTAATAGGTTCTGGTAAGGGCACAGTCTCAGATAGACTAGAACAGAAACACAATTTCCGTAAAGATTCATTTGCAAAAAGTTTGAAAGATGCTGTTAGTTCCATGTTCAACTGGGACAGAGAGATGCTAGAAGGCAAAACAGATGAGAGTAGAGCATGGAGAGAAAAGCCAGATGTTTTCTGGAGCAAACGATTTGGCAAGGATGTGACCCCACGTTGGGTCTTACAATATTTTGGCACAGAAGTGATGCGCCAAGGCATGCATGACTCAATATGGATAGACAGTTGCATGGCTAGATATGACGGCAAACCCACTGTGATTGCAGACACAAGATTTGAAAACGAAATAAAAATAATACGAGAAATGGGTGGATCAATCTTACTAGTAAAAAGAGGACAAGATCCTGACTGGTTTACAGACTACGTCGAAGGAAATGTTGTACCTAAAAATGTACATTTGTCTGAGTATGCTTGGGCTAAATCAGAGTACGATCACCTGATCACTAATGACGGGACGTTGGAAGATTTACATTCAAAAATAGACGACCTAATCGTCAGCGACAAGATCACCCACACGCCAACCGAGTCTACGGGTACTACCCAACCGTTGGCAATTGGCGCAAACAGTTTTTAGATTAACAGCATTAGTATTCCTCAGATTCCCATCCACAAACAACACATCCAACTGAGCCTGTGCTTGTGCCTTGAATCCACACAGTTCACACTTCTTGTGCTTCTTGTATCCTGAACGTTGCAACGCAGTCACACCACCTACTCGCTTACCGGCTTTTTTCCTGATACAAGTATCACACTTGCTACGCCAATATATTCTACCATATCTTTTATAAGCATATGCTCTAGGCTTGGTCTTACACTCCTTACACAACGGTCTGTCCTTGTACTGCATGTGTGTATTTACGTCACCTATATAGGCACCTCGAAAACGTTAAATTATGTCAACAAAACCGTATGATTGAATAAATAACTCTAGTATATACGTAACTTGCAAGGAGAATACGAAAAATGGCATTAACATCACCAGGAGTAGAAGTTTCAGTAATAAACGAGAGCTTTTATGTACCATCAGATGCGGGTACAACACCACTATTCATAGTAGCATCAGCACAGGACAAGAACAACGGAGCGGGAGACGGCACAGCATCAGGAACACAAACTGCTAACACCAACACTGCTTTTTTAATCTCGTCACAAAGAGAATTAACAGAAACTTTCGGAGATCCGAAATTTTACACAGACGCATCAGGAAATTCATTACACGGTTATGAATTAAATGAGTGGGGTCTACAAGCGGCTTACTCTTTCTTAGGCGTGGCTAACAGAGCATTCGTTTTAAGAGCGAATGTAAACACTTCAGAATTAGTTGGAAGTGCAAATCCTCCAACAGCGAATCCATCAGATGGCACATACTGGTTTGACCTTGCATCAAGCAGTTATGGTTTATTTGAATGGTCACAAACTAATCAAGCGTTCACGGCAATTACGCCAATATTGATCACTGCTGTTTCCGACCTGGTAGGAAACGCAAGTACAGGTGCTCCAAAACAAAACATTGGATCTATCGGTAACTACGCTATCAATACTACTCACGTAACTAACAAGATCTACAAGAAGAATGCACTCAACGTTTGGAACCACGTTGGATCATCGGCTTGGCATGCGGCACTACCTATTATCACAGTTGCTTCTGGTACTACAGTTACCAATGGTCACACTATGCAGATGAACGGTATCCTAATTACTACCGGCGGTACAGCATTATCAGATGTTGCATCAGCAATCGGATCAAATGTAACCAATGTTACTGCCAGTGTAAACAGCACAACAGGAAATCTAGAAATATTCCACAACGGTCAAGCTCTAGGAGATTCAAGTGCAGGTGCAAACACAATTAGATTTGAAGAAGGGTCTGGCCTATTAAGTAGTTTAGGAATAACAGCAGGAACTTTTAATGGTCCTAAATTCCTACAAGACAAACACACTAACAGACCTACTTGGAAAACAGCAGACGAAAACAGAGTAAATGGTTCGGTTTGGTTTAAAACTACTTCTGCAAACTCAGGTGCAAATATTGTAGCAAAACTTTACAGCTCATCAAGTGCATCATTTTCACAAGTATCATCGCCACTACACGCTAACAACCACACAGCTATCTTTAATTTAGATGCCGCTGGCGGTGGAGCGAATTTAACAGCAGGTGACTTATATGTACAATTCAACGTAACTGAAGAGTTCATGACATCAGCGGATGCATCAGATAGTACACCAAATGTAGGTGACTTCCAAGTATTCAGATACGAAGGTGGCACAACGGTAATTGAATCAAAAACAACATTCCCGTCATTCACAGCAGGAGAAACATTCTCAGTACAGGAATCAGTGAAGAATCAACAGGCTTTAGATACCGCGAAAACAGTGACTACGATCTCTGGTGATGGTTCTACATTGGGTGATGCAGAAGATTTCGTTACAGCATTCACAACAGCAGGATTCACGAACCTAACAGCAGAAGTAATCGACTCAGGTGAGAGAAAAGGTGCAATCAGAATCACACACAAACTAGGTGGTGAATTTAGAATGGTTGACACACTAGGTACTCCATTATCTGACGCAGGTTTCAGCGTAACATCTGCACACTCTTATGGAACATTTACAGCGAACAGCACTACGTTGATCGATAACTTGTATGATCTTCCTACAGGAGAAGCATTAGACTCAGCGTCAAATATAGGTATGGTTGCTACTAACTTCAAGAGATTGAGCTACACAGCTAGTACAAATGCACCGACTTCTGAGCCGGCAGATGGAACATTATGGTATGACACTTCAATAGATGAAGCAGATATAATGGCACACAACGGAACAACGTTCATTGGATATGCATCAGCATACTCAAGCACAGATCCAAATGGTCCACAGTTCAGTGCAACAGCACCAACTCTACAATCAGATGGTACTGCACTTGTCAACAATGACTTATGGATTGACACTAGTGATCTAGAGAACTATCCTAAACTTTACAAATACAACACGTCAGCAACTCTAAGTTCAACTAACACATCCAACCAGGTAGCAGTAACTACTTCAGGTGCGGCATGGGAAATAGTTGACAAAGCTGACCAAACAACAGAAGACGGAATTGTGTTTGCGGATGCAAGATGGCAAACTACAGCAGAGAAAAATGCTAATAACAGCATACAGGCCGGCGACGCAAGTTCTATCAAAGACTTGTTGAGCGATGGCTTCTTAGACCCAGATGCTCCAGATCCAGCACTATTCCCACAAGGGATCTTGCTTTGGAACACAAGACGTTCTGGTTACAATGTTAAGGAATACAAAAACAATCACATAACAACAACTGCATATCCTGGTTCAGGATCAACTGGCTTAGGTAACATTAGATTCAGTAACGAAACAGTTGCAGGTTATTTCCCAGACAGATGGGTAACTAAATCAAGCAACAACGCAGACGGCTCTGGATCTTTTGGAAGAAAAGCACAGAGAAAAGTTATTGTTGAACAACTAAAAGCAGAGATCGACACTAACCAAGCAATCAGAGAAGACCAAAGAGGGTTCAATGTGATAGCTACACCTGGTTACCCAGAGTTGATGCAAAACATGATTAACTTAAACACAGACAGAAACAATACAGCTTTTGTAGTAGGTGACACTCCGTTGAGACTAGAGGGTACTTCAACTGCTATACAGAACTATGCTAACAACACAGCGTCGGCACTGGACAACGGTGAAGACGGTTTAGTAAGCTCAAGTGATTTCTTAGGCGTGTTTTATCCTTCAGGGTTAACCACAGACAACACAGGAAAATCAATTGTTGTTCCACCATCACACATGATGTTGAGAACTTTAGCAAACAGCGATAACATAGCTTTCCCATGGTTCGCACCGGCAGGAACAAGAAGAGGTGTTGTTGACAATGCAACTTCAGTTGGTTTTATAAACGCATCATCTGGAGAGTTTGAAACTATATCTGTAACGGAGTCAGTGAGAGATTCTATGCACGAAGTTAAAATCAACCCAATCACTTTCTTCTCAGGAGCAGGTATTGTTAACTTTGGTAATTTAACTAAAACAACGGCAAGTTCAGCCCTTGACAGAATAAACGTTTCAAGATTGGCAGTTTACCTAAGAACACAGTTAGACTCAATCGGAAAACCGTTTATCTTTGAACCAAATGATGAACTAACTAGAAACGAAATAAAACAAGCAATTGAATCGTTCTTGTTAGAACTTGTTGGTCAAAGAGCATTATTTGACTTCCTAGTAGTTTGTGATGACACAAACAACACACCTACAAGGATCGACAGAAACGAACTGTACGTAGATATAGCAATTGAGCCTATCAAATCAGTTGAATTTATTTACATACCGTTGAGAATCAAAAACACAGGAGAAATTGCACAATTAGGGAACTAATT